GTAGTCTTTTAGTATCGATCCCTCGACTCTCGACCGCACTAAATCTCATCGTTATTACGAACGAACTCTCTTCAATCAACACACAATGCTCTACAACTTCAAAGCTTTCATATCAAAAGTCTCTCACTCAATTCGAGACTATTTAACTGAAGCTTATATTCGACGCAATTTTGAATGGTCAAACTTCAACAAGTTACATACTGATCCTTCAACCGCTTACTACGACATTCGCGACCCTTCAAACGTACGTGCATATCACGCACTATTTGGAACACGAAGACAACCGCCACCTAAGCAAATAGAACTTGAATCTTACATGCTCAATTTAATTCATCGCAATGCAATTAAAAATAGGCCCTTTCAATTCTACACTGACCTGTTCACAGACACCGATCTTCCGACCGATCGTATTCCTAAACCTGGAATCGAACTAGTTAACGCTTACTTCCACCCTGGCAACGTTATTCGACCTAACCCCGAATTCTCAAAGCAATTGACGCCCGACATGGAACTCGACCAATTTGAATCCTACATCCCAGGAGACATAGACTATGGACCACCAATCGATAATGAATTACTAACCCTCATCTATCGTAAATATCCACAGTATCTTGATCCCATCACAAAATATTGCCGCCCCGCAGGTACTACCGACGCTACCTTCCGCGACTTTAACAAGGAACAAATTAAAACTGAAGACTCCGACGCTCTTCGCCTCTCAAACATTATGGATTTAATTCATGAATTTATGAATATTACGCCATATATGCCTCTTCATTTTGTCGATACTTTCTATTGCAAGTTACCGCTCGTCACAGGAACTGGTTATCACAACCGTCACTCCTACTTCCGACGATCATTCGCGCATTTTTGTCATCCCGAACTTTACGCTGAAAAGCCGACCTCTAAAGGTTACTTCTTCAATGCAACGAAGCACGAAAACCGCTTCTTAGTTCACAAAATCAAACATTCCGGCTACCCCTTCGACTTCACGTCAGATTCAGACCGAAATTCTAAAATGGCTGACTTCTTAAAATCATTTCCGACAATGATGTTCACAAGAAATCACATCTCAAAACGAGACGGCACTCTCAAAGTCCGACCCGTCTATGCCGTTGACGAATTATTCCTCGATCTTGAATGTATGCTCGCTTTTCCAGCGACAGTGCAAGCTCGTAAACCAGAATGCTGCATCATGTATGGATTAGAAACTATACGTGGATCAAATATTAAACTAGATTCTCTAGCTCAAGGATTTATCTCCTTTGCAACTATTGACTGGTCTGGCTACGACCAACGCCTACCCTGGTTTATTGTCCGCGCTTTCTTTTTCATCTATCTTCCATCCCTGCTGATCATATCGCATGGATATATGCCTACATCCGAGTATGAAGACACATCAATGAACATTTCCGACATGTTTACACGATTCTTCAATCTCATTAACTTCACTGCTACTTGGTACTTTAACATGGTATTCTTGTCCGCTGATGGATTCGCATTCCGAAGACAATTCGCAGGCGTGCCCTCTGGCATGCTACTAACCCAATTTCTCGATTCATTCGGTAATCTATATTTAATAATAGATTCACTACTTGAATTTGGATGTACATACGACGACATCAAGTCTCTTATGTTATTTATTATGGGCGATGACAATTCGATTTTTACTAATTGGACAATTGATAAACTCCACGATTTTATCTCGTTCATGGAACGCTACTGCCTCAAACGATGGAATATGCACCTTTCAAAAACTAAATCTGTGATTACGACTCTCAGATCTAAAATTGAAACTCTATCCTATCGCTGCAACTTTGGCAAGCCCCGCCGTGACGTCGAGAAACTAATCGCGCAACTTGTTTATCCTGAACATGGCCTAAAGCCACAGTTCATGTCCTCACGCGCTATTGGATTAGCCTATGCTTCATGTGCACAAGATTCTACATTTCACGAATTTTGTCACGATGTATACAGACTCTATCTTCCAGTTGCTGACCTATCACCGGCCGCAATTAGAAATACACGAGTATGGATACTCAAGCTCCTCGAAATGGAGGAAACAGAAGCCCTAATTCCACTTGACCATTTTCCGACAATGTCAGAAATTCAGCACTTGCTGTCATATTACCATGGCCCACTACGACCCGAGCCAAAATGGAATTATGCACACTTCCCGCAAGATCCTGACTTCCGACCAAAGGATTATGTCACTCTTCTTGACTACATGGAACGAAATAACATCTCTTTCCCTGAGTTAATTAATTTTACAGTTTAACTGGCCTAACTTTTGCCATTGATTCTGTTTGTTTATTTAACAAAAAAAAAATTTCTCAAAAAAATTAAAAAAAAAAAAAACGTCG